CCTGGGAACAATCCTTCGTTCGCTGTCATCACCTGTAATTACTTCAATTACACAGGCAGTCCGCATCGTCAAAACAACTTTTACAGGTATCATGTTGCACCTCTAGTACATTCCGAATTCGGAGTCCGCAATTGCGTCTGTTATCGCATTTTCTACGGCTTCCAGCCACAGGTCTTCCCAAAGTGCCGCAATCTCTTCGCTGATGTGAGAACCTGTATAACCGGGATGAAATACTCGTGTCGTGAATATCGTTTCTCCGTCAATATTGAACACGAGTACTGGGGAATTTACAGGTAAGATTTCATGGGGCTCCGTTCCTTGGTCAACGTATCCAAATATTTCGTTGTCCGTTGTAACTTTTAGAATGAGCCCATCGGCTGTTTCTTCTGACGTTACATAGAATTCGGGTGGTGTTCTCCAGTTTTTTGTTCGTTCTTCGAAGTCTGCCGCAATACGTTCGCCTGTTGGCGCAAGATTATCAACTACATCAGACCTGAATTTCCGGTAGTCAAATAGTTGAGGAATGATTGCGTCAAAAACTATCATATGTAGCTCAACCTCACATGTTTGTTACGATATGCATACTGCCATGCTCGCCATGCACCATCATAAACTCCGAAAGCGCAGTTAGCTCTATCGGCAGTAATCGCATTTGGAATACTTCTGTCTTGCTGCCACAGCATCCGCAGAGGGTCACATCCAGGGCAAGGTTCAATTGGCATCAGTGCATGAGCTAGTCTGACAATGGCTTCCTCGCCAGCAATATCAATAGATTTACCAGCACAGTAATTTAATCTCAGATAGGCTGCGGTATTTCCACAATAGGAACATACCGTAGTATCGGTCGGTAACATGGTGATGGCTCCACTAATTGAAGAGTGCAGATATCCACAAGCATTACGGGTATCTTCACCGCATTTGGGGCAGTATTCACCAAGCGGCCAGACAAATAGTCCGGGATTTGTCGTGTCTGTGTATACTCGCACAATGTCAATTTCTTCAACGTACTGCCCGCCTATGACGTAATCATAGAACAGTCCCTCTTGTGGATTATTCTGGTACTCTTCTTTGACAAGTCTAGCCCAGGGAATTGTCCCGCTTACGCCACTACCAGACCCTACCGTCAAAGCACTTGGAAATAGTTCAATAGATGTACCGGCAATATAGAGATGCACTTCATCACTTGTAGCGCTGTGAACTGCTGACGATGTAAAGGTAGCTGGGTCTGCTGTAAAGTCCAGTGCAACAGATGCTTCAATAACTGTTGTAGCTCTGTTGCCAAGAGCCTGAACGTAACTCCACTTTGTGAATATCTGTGAAGCGTTGCGATGCTGCTCATTGACAAACCACTGTTGGTTCAGCGGATATCCGAGAATGCCTTCAATCATTGTTTGTGCATCGCGAAGGTAACGGGATACCATGTCACGTTCCAGCTTCGTCCAAATCTTACGGCAGGAGCGTTCTCGATTGTCAGCATGGTTAATGCCAAAGAAAGCATTCTCGTCATACCGGATAATCTGTGCGTACTTCGCCAATGGAACAGCACTGGTATCTATGGTCGCCGTATTTGGAAGGGAGGTTACAACGGTCATACTTCCCTCCCAAATTTATTGACAATAATCGATTGAAGTCCTGCTACTCCGAGTATCAGAATACCTACATTTATAATGTTGTTGTTCAGTAGGTATAACGGAACGAGCAGGAATGCAAACCAAACTCCATTACAGTGCCGGCAGGCCAGTCCGTCAGCCAACGTTCTACGCAGAGTGATTGGCTCAAACGGCGCTTTGTTCAACCAGCTTCGTAGTCGGAGAAAGATATCGAAAGGCCCATCATCAATGGCAAATAGTTCTGACAACCTAAAGATTGCCAGAACGAGCATTGATAATCGCAACCATTCGTTCACTCTTTCACCTCTTCGAAAATATGTTTGCCGTGTGAAACCAATTCAAGGAAGCCGGGATTTTTCTGAATGCCTGTGTAAGCATCTCTGGTATCCACATAAATTTCAGGTTTGTTCCCGCCAGCTTCATAACGGGTTCTGGTAACCGCACCAAACCAGGTCATTGTACCAACGTTTGAACCGACATATTTAATGAGAACCAGTCCATCTGTTCCGGCAATGGGAGCACTCGCCCTGTACGTCACAGGTGTTGATTGTTTGGTCGTTTTCGCCTTTCCACCACAACATGCCATTGGGAACTCTCCTTTGTAGATTCCACTATGTAATTGTTTGATACGGTTCTTTACAGTTTCCCACTCAACGGTGTTCTTGTTTGTGGACACAAGCCCATCATGTTGTCGATACCAGTATAGCACATTTTGAATGGCTGTACCACAGATACCTAATTCCCCGGCTGTGAGCCAGTAATCCCAATCTTCAAGGAATGGCAGGTCTTCTCGCCATCCACCAATTCGTTCCCAATCGCTTTTACGTTGCAGAGCACCGTTGGGGAAATAGACGAATTGCATCAATTCACCAAAGTCATACTCTTTGGCGTAGTAAAGGTGCTGGTCGCCCGTATTTCGTTCTCCTCGAAACAGCATCGTTGAACCGTACACGAAACCTTTCTCCGGCATATGGAGTAGGGCAGTTTCAATTGCATTCGGAGGGAGCCAGTCATTGGCGTCCAGTGGGAAAAAGAATGGTGTTCGGCATTCTGCTACACCCTTGTTACGGGCTACGCTTAGTCCTTCTGCAGAGGCAATGAATTTGAAGTTATGCGGCGTGCTGTAGGGATAGGTTACCGTACACCCGTTCAGCACAATGATGCAATCGCACTTTACGGTCTGCGCTTCAACGCTGTCCAGAGCTTCTTTCAACCATTTTATATCTTCGTCTGTTCGGAGTCTGGCCGGAATGATAATGGTAACATCCACTCTGGTGTCTGGTTCCGGTACTGCTCCAGAAATGTCGGGTTCAGTTCGGTATTCGGGTGCAGTTTCAGTATGGACGCTTCTCTTTTTCCGAGTGGTCGGTTTAGCCACGGGAACGTTTTCCTCAACCCGTTTGGCGTTTTCAGAAAGCACTCCCACTTTTTGTACGTTTGCTTTTCTAGGGACCATAGTAACTCCTTTACCTTTTCATTATACTCTTCTATGAGGATTACGATATCGGTTGGGTCTCGTTCTTCTATGGGAGTATGTATGTTCGTTGTTACATGACTCCACCAATCCGGAAAGCCCCTCGATGATAGACTGTTTTCGTGTACCCGGTAGTACATCTTTGGTACCGTAGTAATTTGACGGACATTGCCACCTAATTGAATGATTTTTAGCCACAACTCCGCATCTTCGGCAGGAGTAAAACGTTTATCGTATCCCCCGGCTCGTCTCCACCAATCTTTGCTGAACATACAGCAGGAAGGTACTTGATTTTGCCCTTTACTTTGTCTGTCGAAAGCTGATTTACCTTGAAATAGTAGTCCGCCAGTCTTTAGCCCATCTTCATTGATAATCTCAATCGGAGAAAAGCTGATGGAGTCTCGTGGACTGGTAAAACCCTTGATAAGTGTCTCTGCAAAATCTGGTGCAATCTTGTCATCGGCATCCAAACAGATAATGTAGTCGCCTTCGGCATATTCGATGGCTTTATTTCGAGTTTCTGCCACACCCAGGTTGATTTCGTTCCTAATAATAGTCACGGGATAACGTTTCGCAACCTCAATGCTGTTATCGGTCGATTTATCGTCAATAACAATAACTTCGCATCGAATAGTCTGCGCCAGGGCACTTTCTATGGCCTCTGGTAGCCATTTAGCGTAATTATGGACTGGAATAACAATGCTAATCTTTCGATTTTCCAGTTTCTTTGACACATTCGCATAGATTTCTAGGATTTGAAGAATAACTGGCTCCCAATCAAAGATTTGAGCGTAATTACGGGCATTTATCGAGTATTTTGACCAGTTTTTGGATACTTCTAAAATGGCCGCTTTTAGGGCTATTTTGTCTCCAAAAGGCACTAATCGGCATCCCTGACCGTCCACAAGCCACTCTGAATTGAACCCGATATCATATCCGACTACTGGAATGCCCATAATCATCGCTTCCATCGTTGCCATA